TGATGTAAAGTGATTGCTAACTTCCCTCTTGTGGACAAAAGATGAATGCAATAGATGCTTTACCTGAACAACTGAAAAAGCCAAGAGGTCGCCCTCCCAAGGCTGTCAAAGTGGCTATCCCCAAGCCAATGACTATGGCTCGTTATGCCGATAGTCCACCTCCCATGCTTCCAAAGACTGAACTCCAACGAGTCAAAGAACTCAAAGAGTTGTTGATAAACAGTGCTGGTTCCAATGTTGTCCACAAGGCAGTTGAGATTGCCATGAATGACGAACACCCCGCACAGATGGCGGCAATCAAACTCTGTATGGACAGAATGCTCCCTGTCTCCTTGTTTGAGAAAGAAGGAAAGCAGCGATCGGCAGTTAACATAACTATTTCAGGTATTGGCGGTGTCTCCATTGGTGACAAGACAATTGACGCTGAAGACATAGAAAGCAAAGATGTCTGATCTGAACTTCAGTCTCCTCCCTTGGCAACAAGAAGTCTTTGCTGACAAAACAAGGTTTAAAGTCATCGCTGCTGGTCGGCGCTGTGGCAAGTCCCGCCTCTCTGCCGTTACCCTCCTGATTGAAGGACTGCAATGTAGTGCAGGTTCGGCAGTGCTTTATGTTGCACCAACTAATGGTCAGGCAAGGCAAATTATCTGGGACGTACTGATGGAATTGGGTAGGGATGTTATCCAAGCCAGTCACATCAATAACATGGACATCACCCTGATAAACGGAGCCAAAATCTATGTTAGAGGTGCAGATCGCCCAGATACTCTGCGAGGAGTGTCACTCACCTATGCTGTGCTTGACGAGGTTGCCGACATCAAACCAGAAGCATGGGAACAGGTTATTCGAGCTTCGTTGTCAGACAAAAAGGGTCGGGCAATGTTCATCGGCACTCCCAAGGGTCGTAACTTTTTCTATGACGTATTTAAACTCGGAAACTCAGAAGAAGACCAAGACTGGAAATCTTGGCACTTCACAACCAAAGACAACCCCCTGATCGACCCAGATGAGATCGAGTCTGCCAAGAAAACCCTGTCTTCCTTTGCTTTCAAACAAGAATACCTAGCCAGTTTTGACAATGCTGGTTCTGACGTTTTCAAGGAAGAATGGCTGAAATACGGTACTGAGCCTGAGTATGGCAGCTACTTCATTGCCTGTGACTTAGCGGGATTTGAGGAGGTTGCCAAGCAAGCGGCTAATTCTAAGAAGCGGCTAGACCAGACTGCCATTGCTGTGGTCAAGGTCACTGATGATGGCAAATGGTTTGTCAAAGAGATCGTTTTTGGGCGGTGGGACATCAGGGAGACTGCTGCCACCATTTTGCTCAAGATGCGGGAATATCGCCCACTTTCGGTAGGAATTGAGCGTGGAGCGTTAAAAAACGCAGTTTTGCCGTATTTGAGTGACTTGATGCGGAAGAATAATGTATATTCACACATAGTTGACTTGACCCACGGCAATCGCAAAAAAGCCGACCGTATCATTTGGTCACTTCAAGGACGGTTTGAGCATGGGCGTATTGTGCTGAACTCCGAGGAAGATTGGGATGAATTCAAAGATCAACTCTTGATGTTTCCTTCCCAAGGTGTTCATGACGACTTGCCTGATGCCCTATCGTACATTGACCAACTGGCTGTCACCTCATACTTCCAAGACGACCAAGAAGATGAGTGGGAGCCACTTGACGTAATTTCAGGGATATAAGGGCTACACATGGCAACAGACAAACAAGTGAAACTAGAGCAAAACGAGTTCTACGAGCCGACAGAGGCTGACAAAGAACTAACTGGATTTGTTGTTGACCATTGCCAACGGTGGCGTGATTACCGTGACGTTAACTTCCTCCCTGATTGGCTAGAGTACGAACGCATCTTCCGTGGTCAATGGGCGGCAGAAGACAAGACTCGTGAATCTGAGCGTAGCCGTATCGTCACCCCCGCTACCCAACAAGCCGTAGAAACCCGCCATGCCGAGATCATGGAAGCTATCTTCGGTCAAGGCGACTACTTTGACATCCAAGACGATCTCAAGGATGTAGACGGTAATCCATTAGATGTTGAGGCTCTCAAAGCCCAAATGATGGAAGACTTCAAGAAAGACAAAATCAGAAAATCTATCGACCAGATTGAGTTGATGGCTGAAATCTATGGAACAGGTATTGGCGAGATCATCGTCAAGACTGAGAAAGAGTACATCCCAACAACCAAGGCAATCCCTGGACAAGTTGGGCAAGCTGCTATCGGTGTGACTGAAACCAACCGTATTGCGGTCAAGATTGTCCCTGTAAACCCCAAGAACTTCTTGTTTGACCCCAATGGGACAAGCATTGATGACTGTATGGGCGTGGCTATTGAGAAGTATGTCTCAATTCACAAGGTTGTTGAGGGTATTGAGCGTGGCATCTACCGCAAAGTAGACATCACGCCTACCTATGAAGACACTGATTTGGAGCCAACACAAGAGGTAAGCCAATATCAGGACGAAAAAGTGCTTTTGCTGACCTATTACGGTCTTGTGCCAAGGGAATACCTGAACAATTTGGAAGAAAACAAGGAAATTGTCGAGTTGTTCCCTGAGAATTCAGCCGCTGAAGACTACACCGACATGGTTGAGGCCATTGTGGTCATTGCCAACGATGGTTTGCTCCTGAAAGCTGAAGAAAACCCATACATGATGAAAGATCGTCCTGTATTGAGTTACCAAGATGACACGATTCCTAACCGTTTGTTGGGTCGGGGTACGGTTGAGAAGGCTTTCAATATGCAAAAAGCTATTGATGCCCAAACTCGTAGCCATTTGGACTCTTTAGCGCTGACAACTAGCCCAATGATTGCAATGGATGCAACTCGTTTGCCTAGAGGCGCTAAATTTGAGGTAAAGCCCGGAAAAGCTATTCTGACTAACGGCGCACCTAGCGAGATTTTGTTCCCATTCAAGTTCGGTGAGACAAGTTTGAACAACTTGAACACTGCCAAGGAGTTTGAGCGTATGTTGTTGCAAGCAACAGGTACGCTTGACTCACAGGGCATGGTTAGCAATGTCTCTCGGGACGGTGGTCAGGGTGGTATGTCAATGGCTGTGGCCTCGATCATCAAGAAGTACAAGCGTACATTGGTGAATTTCCAAGAAGACTTCCTGATTCCCTTTATCAAGAAGGCGGCTTTCCGCTATATGCAGTTTGACCCAGAGCGTTATCCTTCTGTGGACATGAACTTTGTGCCAACTGCCACCTTGGGCATCATTGCTAGAGAGTATGAGCAACAGCAATTCATTGGTTTGTTGCAGACTCTTGGCCCGAATACCCCTGTTTTGCCGATCATCCTCAAAGGTATCTTGTCTAACTCCAGTTTGACAAACCGCTTTGAATTGATTGCGGCTTTGGAGGAGATGAGCAAGCCTAATCCGCAACAGCAAGAGATTGAGCAGATGCAAGCACAGTTGGCGATGCAAGCGGCTCAAGCACAGATTGCGGTTCAGACTACTCAGGCTGAGGAGAACAAGGCCAATGCTGTGAAGTTGTCTATGGAAACTCAGTTGATGCCGCAAGAGATTCAGGCCAAGAACATGGCTTCTATCACCAAGAACTTGCCTAATGAAGATATGGCATCTTCACAGGAGTTTGACAAGCGGGTTAAGATTGCTGAACTGATGTTGAAAGAGGCAGACATCAAGAACAAGTCTAAGATTGTCGAGTTGCAAATGGCTGACAAGCAAAGCAAGGTCGAGAATGACTTTTTAGACAGATTGTCTAGGGAACTCACATAATGGATATTCTTGACTTAGAGCGCAAGCTAGGCATTGAGAATATGTCTGCTGATGAGCAGATGGCTTTATTGACTGCGCTACAAAAGTCTGCTGAAGAAAAAGCCGCTAAAGCCAGAAACGAGACCATTGGCAAGAGTGCTGAATTGGTGATTCAGGGCTTAAAGCGTATCAAGACTGACCTTGAGAGTCGATTTGCAGACTTGAATTCCTCTATTCAAGATCGTGCTTCTAACTTGCGTAATGGCATTGATGGCAAGGATGGACGAGATGGAAAAGATGGAAAGTCGGGTCGAGATGGACTCAAAGGCGATAAGGGTGACGCTGGTAGAGATGGGCGTGATGGAGTGGATGGTGCTGACGGTGTGTCTGTTACCGATGCTCGCATTGATTTTGACGGTAGCCTTATTATCGTCCTGTCTACTGGTCGTGAACTCAATGTTGGTGAAGTTGTTGCTCCTGACCTTGCAGAACGCATCAAAGTCATTACTAATGGTGGCGGTACTTCTCAGTCTGTACTTGATTCAATAGCGTCACTTCAGGCGCAAATTGATGCTATTACCATTCCATCCCAAAGCGGCAATGCTGGTAAGTTTTTAACTACCAATGGCTCTGCCTTATCTTGGGGTTCTGTTGCTGGTGGATTGAGTTATCAAGGTACTTGGAACGCTACGACTAACACCCCTACTCTTACTTCTAGTGTTGGGACAAACGGCTACTACTATGTTGTTGATACTGCTGGTTCTACAAACCTGAATGGCATCACTGATTGGCAAATTGGTGACTGGTTGCTGTTCAATGGTTCAGTTTGGCAGAAGATTGACCAATCTAACTTGGTGACCAGTGTCAATAGTCAAACTGGTGCGGTTTCTCTTACCTACACTGATGTCAATGCCATTGGTAGCGTCACTTCTACTGATGGAAGTGTCACAGTATCGACTACATCTGGTGTTGCTGATTTGAGTGTTGCTGTATCTGCATCTACTACAAATGTAATTTGTTTGGTACGCAATACAACTGGTGCAACATTGACTAAAGGGACTGCTGTTTATATCAATGGTGCAACTGGTCAGATTCCTACGGTTTCCAAGGCTTTGGCTACTTCAGATGCCACATCTGCTCAGACATTGGGTTTGATGAGTGCTGATTTAGCAAACAACTCTAATGGTTATGTCACCATCATTGGCTTAATTCAGAACATCAATACATCAGCATATACAGATGGCGAACAACTGTATTTGAGTCCTACTACTGCTGGTACTTTGACAGCTACTAAGCCTTATGCCCCTCAACACCTTGTTTATGTGGCTGTTGTAGAACACGCACATCCAACTCAGGGTAAGTTGTTTGTTAAGGTTCAAAACGGCTATGAGATGGATGAGTTGCACAATGTGTCGGCTCAATCTCCTAGCAATGGACAAGTCTTAATCTACAACGCTTCTACATCTTTGTGGGAGAAAAACACACTGACTGATGGAACTGGTGTCAGCATTACTGAGGGTGCGGGGACTATTACTGTTGGACTGGCTTCTGGTTATGGCGACACACTTAATCCATACGCATCCAAGACTGCTAACTATGTGTTGGCATCTCCTAATGGTTCTGCTGGAGTGCCTACATTTAGGGCATTGGTTGCGGCTGATGTTCCTACATTGAATCAGAACACAACAGGGACTGCGGCATCAACGCCTAAACTGCTTACTACCAACTTTACAATTGAGGAGTCTGGTGGTAAGTTGCTGTTCAAGTATGGGGCAACGACAATTGCTTCTATGTCTTCAACTGGAATCATCACTTCTGCAACAAACATTGTTGCAAATGGAACACCTTAAAGGGGGTATTAGAAAATGGCAGTTTCACTAGTAAGCACAGGGGTAACGTTCCCTGACAATTCAACGCAGACCACTGCGGCTACTGGCTTTGGGTTTAAAAACCGCATCATCAATGGCGCAATGGTCATAGACCAGAGGAATGCGGGGGCGCAGATTACCATTCCAAATGGCAGTTCAGCTTACCCTGTTGACCGTTTTCAAGTTTTTAAAGACACTTCATCTGGTGTCTTTTATGGACAGCAATCCACAACAGCACCAACTGGCTTTTACAACTCAATGTTGTTGACAGCAAACACAGCTTGGACTCCTGCAACTGGCGATTTAGCTGTTACCCAACACAAAATTGAAGCCTACAATACATCAGATTTGGCTTTTGGTTCTGCGTCTGCCGCCACAGTTACTTTGTCTTTCTGGGTTCGCTCTAGTATTACTGGAACATACAGTGTTTCTTTAATAAACAGCGCAAATAACAGAAGTTATGTTGCTACATACACGATTAGTGCGGCAAATACATTTGAGCAAAAAACGATAACTATTGCAGGTGATACCGCAGGAACATGGCTAAATAACACAAATGGTACTGGTATTCGTGTCAGTTTTGATCTTGGCTCTGGATCAACATACAACACAACTGCTGGTGCATGGGCGGCTGGACTTTTTACTCGCACAAGTGGTTCTGTAAATTGGACTCAAACCACAGGAGCTACGTTCTACATCACAGGCGTTCAACTGGAAAAAGGCTCAACAGCAACGAGCTTTGACTACAGGCCAATAGGAACTGAGTTGGCTTTGTGCCAGCGGTATTTGCCAGCGTTTGTTTCTACAAGCACGTTAGACTCTATTGGCGGCGGCTGTACTATTAACTCTACAACAGCGGGCAATATTATTTTGCCGTTCAAAACTTCTGCCAGAGTAGCCCCGACTGGTATAACGGTTTCATCCGCATCAAACATAGTTGTCTATAACCCAAGAGCTGGAAGCATTGTTTTGAACTTACTTGCTTTTGGGGGGATTGGCGCAAGTACAGAATCTAGTTCTTTGGCGTTTGGTGTAGCAAGTGGACTTACAGCAAACGATACAGGAATCTTGTATTTCAATTCTGCAAGCGGAAAAATTCTTTTTACAGGGTGTGAACTATGAACGAACCAAATTGGAAACTATTGCCTTTGCAATCCCCGCAGACAACACAAGTCGTATGGCGTGAGTGGCCTGATGGCAAACAAGAGTCATGCCTTGTGACCGCTGAAGCCTATCTTGCTTGGGTGGCTGAAGGCAACACACCAGAGCCAGCAGATGAGGTGACAGGGTGACACCAGAGCTTCAACGCTATTACGAGGAACGGTTCTCCATGATGAGCATGGATGGCTGGAAAGACTTGACTATTGACATTGACAATATGATAGAGTCCCTCAATAATATAAGCGTTATTCCTGATGAAAAGACCTTGATGTTTCGCAAAGGTGAACTTTCCATCTTGACTTGGCTGAAAACCTTGAAAGAGGTCAGCGAACGAGCCTACGAGGAATTGAATGAAAAGAATGTATGAATTTGTCTGTGAAAACGGACACAAGATTGAGAGGTATTGCGTTTATGAGGCGCAATCCACTCAGTGTGAGTGCGGTGGTTCAGCCAGTCGCATCATGAGCGCACCTAGCGTTAAATTGGAAGGGTGGTCAGGTCATTTCCCAACTGCACATATGCAGTTTGACCATAAACACCGTGAAAAGTTAGCGGCAGAGCGCAAAACCACTACATAAGCAATTTCGCCGTAGTGTCTCCTAGAACCCAAAAGTGGCAGGAAAAAGGAAAAAACAATGTTGATTGATAACCCAGACGAGATGCACAGTGAACTAGAAGTCGTTGAAAAGCAGAAACTTCATTCCACCATTGAGCAAGCTAGTGATGACATTCCCGACAAGTATCGGGGCAAAGAACTGTCAGACATTATCAAGATGCACCAAGAAGCTGAAAAGCTGATTGGCAAGCAAGCTCAAGAAGTGGGGGAAGTACGCAAATTAGCGGATGAACTCATAAAGCAGAACCTTGCGGGTAAACCCCAACTTGTTAAAGAGGACGAACCCGAAGTAGATTTCTTTGAAAATCCACAGGCGGCTGTTCGTAAGACTGTTGATAACCATCCTGATGTACTTGCGGGTCGCCAAGCGGCTCTTGAGTTCAAAAAGATGCAGATTCAGCAAAAGCTGGCGGCTGAACACCCTGATTTCGGTCAGATTGCTCAAGATGCGGACTTTGTGAATTGGGTGAAATCTTCCCCTGTTCGCATTGGTTTGTACGCTAAAGCTGATGGTGAATATGATTACGACAGCGCTAACGAACTGCTCAGTACCTACAAGCAATTGAAGGGTGTTAAGGCTAAACAGACTAGCGATGCAGGGGAAGCCCAACGCAAGACTAATCTCAAAGCCGCATCTGTAGATGTAGGGGGTACTGGTGAATCTGGAAAACGAGTTTACCGAAGGGCTGACCTTATTCGGCTGAAGATGCAAGACCCTAACCGCTACGATGCTTTGAGTGATGAAATCATGCAAGCGTATGCAGACGGCAGGGTCAAATAACTTAACTTTTGATTTTATTGGAGTACACAAATGGCAACATCATTTTCCCCCACCAATTCGGTGACCACCACCACTGGCGCAACGTTCATCCCTGAGATTTGGTCAGATGAAATCGTAGCCGCCTATAAGAAAAACTTGGTTCTTGCTAACCTTGTTATGAAGATGAACTTCAAGGGCAAGAAAGGTGACACCGTTCACATTCCTGCACCTACACGTGGTTCTGCTTCTGCCAAGGCCGCTGAAACCGCAGTCACTTTGATTGCGGCTACTGAGTCTGAAGTCACCGTGTCTATCAACAAGCACTATGAATATAGCCGCTTGATTGAGGACATCGTTGAAGCCCAAGCCCTGAACTCCATGCGTCAGTTCTACACTTCTGATGCTGGCTACGCCCTGTCACGTCAAGTTGATACCGACTTGATTCAGTTGGGTCGTTTGGCTAATGGTGGTTCTACTGGTGCTCAGTACGGTTCTGCCTACATTGGCGGTGACGGTACAACCGCTTTTGACTACACAGCTAACACCAACACTGGTAACGCTTCCGCTTTGACTGATGCCGCTATTCGCCGCACCATTCAGCGTTTGGATGACAACGATACTCCTATGGACAATCGTTTCTTCATCATCCCTCCATCAAGCCGCAACACTTTGATGGGTTTGGCTCGTTACACTGAACAAGCCTTTGTCGGCAATGGCGATGCCATCCGCAATGGTGAAATCGGTAACCTGTATGGTATCCCTGTGTTCACTTCCAGCAATGCTGACTCTGCTTCTGCAACCTCTACCTATCCAGCTAGCGGTTCTGCTATTGCACGTGTTTGCTTGATGGGTCACAAGGATTCTATGGTTCTGGTTGAGCAAGTGGGCGTTCGTTCACAAGTTCAGTACAAACAAGAATACTTGGCTACCTTGTTCACCTCCGACACTCTGTATGGCGTTGCCGCCTTGCGTAGTGCCGCTTCAACTGGTGCGGCTAAGTCTTCTTCCATGTTTGCCTTGGTTGTTCCTAGCTAATTGCAGTTGCGCCCCCTGCCTTAGTGGTGGGGGGACTTTTTTAAACTAATTAGGAGAAATCAAAATGGCAACCGCTTCAGCAGTAGTTTCACGCCGTGGTAATGACTCATTTCGGGGTTTGTTCTCCGATACTTGGTCGGTAACCGCAACACTTGACGCTGGTTCACTTATCAATGGTGCTGGTGAGACAGATGATGTAACCGTTCCAGGCGTTGCTTTAGGCGACATGGTGATTGGTGCATCTTTGGGTGTGGATTTGGTTGGTTTGACAGTTACTGGCTATGTCAGTGCTGCCAACACCGTCAAGTTCCGCATTCAAAATGAATCAGAGGCAACAGTGAATCTTGATTCAGCTAAATTGCGTATCGTTATCGTTCGCATGGTGTAAGGATAGGGGGGCTAGTCCCCCCTTTCTCATTTGAAGGGTTTTATGGCTACTTTTCGTTGTCTACAGTCTGGTAACACCGTGACTTTTACCTTGCAACATGACATTGACTCTATGAAGGGTCATCAAGGTTATGTAAGGGTAGATGAGCCAGAAGTAACCATAGAATCTTATGATTCAGTTCGTACAGATACCGCTTTCACTGCGCCTGTCACCCCTAAAATTAAGCGTATGGGTAGACCCCGAAAGGTAGCAAATGTCTGAATTTGACGCTAGAGATTTTGGCAAGCTAGAGGCTCAAGTAGAAGCTCTCCAAAAGGAGGTTCATTCTTTGAGTACAGATGTCAAGTCTTTGTTGGCACTCGCTAACAAGTCTAAAGGTGGCCTGTGGGCTGGTATGGCTATCGCCTCAGTTGGCGGTGGCATCATCACCTTTATTGCCGATAGGATTTGGCGATGAAAGAGGGCTTGTTATCAGGTCAGGTTTGCCCACTTCCTACTCAGGATGTGGAGTTGAACCTTAA